GGTGTGCGACCGCTGGCGCGCGTTCACCAATTTTCTAGAGGACATGGGCGAGCGACCAGTGGGCATGGAGATAGATCGCGGGAAGGGCAACTACACGCCGGAGAATTGCCAATGGCTGCCAGTGAGTCAAAACCGAGCACAGCGAAGTAATCCGCAATGAACACGAACGTGCTGCGCACCACCTGCCCGTTCTGCGGCGAGCACAATGACCGCATGACGGGCGCCCGGAGCAGGGAAGACCAGCGGCCGAGCGACGGCGACATCAGCCTGTGCTGGGAGTGCGGCGAGATCAACATCGTGGACCTGACCACCGATGCCGGACTGCGCAAGCCAACCAAGAACGAACGGCGCGTGCTCGACGCCGATCAACGGATCATGGATTTGCGCTCCGGCTGGGAGCGGATCAAGCCAAAGCCGCCATTGAGTTGATTGAGGGAGGGGAGGATGAGGCTGATCTGCGAGACCTGCCACGGGCGCTGGATACTGCCGCCCGGCAGAAAGCGTCATAGCTCCTGCCCTAAGTGTTCACGCGCGCGTGACACGGTCGCGATCCGGCGCCGCAGGATCATCAGGGAAGCCCGTACAGTGGGGTCAGAGCCCGGCCCTACGGTGACCCCGGACGAACTCTTGAAATTGATGGGCGAACTGGATTTGGTCAGCGCGCGGGCCCTAGCGGTCGCCCGAGCGATCCCGGTCACCGGCAGAAACACCCAGTAAAATACTACCGCAAAACTACGCAAAACTACGCGAAAGTGCGCGCGCATAAACGCGCATCAGCAGCCCCGGCAGATTGACGGCGGCGCCGGTGGGGGCGGGGGCATCACCTCCAGCCGCTCCCTATCTCAACCGGGGTGCTCCTCCATCCAGCACGCCGATGAAATTCAGCAGCAGCAGGATGACGATCAGGACCGAGATCACCATCAGGGCAACCCTCGCGATCTTGCGGAAAGGCTCCTGCAGCGGCACGGCGTCGATCAGGTAATTGAGCAGCCACACCACCAAGCCCAGCACGACGATGTAGACCACAAGATAGATCAGGGAGGAGATCATGATGGTTTCCTTTCAGGCCATAGCCTCCGGGTTCTCAGCAGAGTCCTCGCTGAGCAGATGCTGCACTTCGAGCAGCATGTCGTTGGCATCGGCGCGCAACTCGACATCGTGGCGGTTAATCGGACCCCAGTGCTGGCGCCGGTAGCGCAGACCGACACCGGAGACGAAGCAATGGAAAGCGGGGCAAAATTTACTTAGGAACTGGAATTTGGCGCCGTCGCCTGATCCGTAATTGCCGAGGTCGTCCTTGTTCAGCTTCACGCCGTCTTGGAAGTACGGCAGGAAGCCGTTGGGGTTGGCCCAGTACTCTTGCAGCAACGGCGGGATGGATGACGAGCACGAGCGGATATTCCACGAGGTCTGATACAGCGACGCCTCGGCGGTGTCGGCGGTGACGTTGCTCGCGCTCATGTCGCGGCCCTCGCAGTAGCGCCCGCTGCTCTCGCGCGCGCCGAGCCCCAGCATCAGCACGAACAGATGGCGCAGCGTGTCAATGCCGTCTTGGCTGTTGTCCATGCCGAGGTCCAAGAACTCGTCGCGGTACCAACTCAGCGCATCGTTATCGGCGTCGTTGCGGTCCGCCTGCGCCGCAGTGGTGGCGATGGGATGACCCTGCAGCAACCGCGTTGCCGCCAGCCCGAAGCACAGCGCGATGCCGGAGGTGTAGCCGAGCGGCATCTTGCCGCGATCTCTCCACGCATAGTTCGCAATCTTCGAATGCTCGGCAAGCTCGACGATCCTGCGCGCCTGATCCTGCGGCAGCCGGTCGTTGCCGGAGGACTTGGCGTCCGCCAGATAATCCAGTGCAGTCCACGTCTTCGGTCCGACGATGCCGTCCGTCTTGACGCCTTCACCATAGGCCGCCTGATAACCGCGCACGGCTGAGTCAGTGATCGGACCGAAATCACCGTCGGCCGGAAACACGCCGAGCAGGTTCTGGATGTAGATCACATCGACGCCCTGATCGCCGAGCCCGAGCGTCGGCCGTCCCGGCTCCTCCTCCGGTATCTCGACTGGCAATGGCGGCACCGGATCAATTTCCGGCAGCGGTGGCGCCGGAGCGATGTGCTTGCTTGACAGCGCCGTGGCCAGCGCGCTGCACACCGCAGAGAACTGCGCGTTGTAGGCGTCGGCGTCGGCCAGACTGTCCACGAACACGATCTCAGCCAGCACGCTCGGCTTGGCTGTGGAGTTCAGGAAGAAAAGGTTGTCGCGATACTTCGGCCCGCGATTCGGCAGACCGGTCGCCTTGGCGATGCCGTCGGCCACCTTCTTGGCGAGGTCTTTCTGCGTGAGGTAGAGACACTCAACGCCCATCATCTTTGTGGTCGTCTGATACGCATTGAAGTGCACCGACACGTCCAAGGTTCGCGACTTCGAATTGTGCCAGTTGACGATGCGGTTCAGGTTCTCGTTCTGTGAATGGCTGGCATCGTCGTGATATGTCAGCGTTTCGACTCCGGCCGCGCGCAGCAACCGCGCGGTTTCCTCGACCACGCGACGCGCTTCATTGACTTCATCGAGATAGCCCGAGGCGCCTCGAATGTATTTGCCGTGGCCTGAGCTTAGACAGATGCTGGTCATGGGTGCTCCTTGGCTTACCGAAAAAGCGGATCGTCAACGGATGCATAACGCAACTGTCGGACTGGAGGGGACACCGCAGCGGCGCCTCCGTTGACGATCCTAGTTTTCGGGAGCGGCTTATCTGAATGGGTTGAAGAACCCGCCGGGCTCGAACAGTCCGAACTTTTTATTCGGATCGTAATAGCCGGGCGCATTTGGATCGGTTGACTGCGCCTTGACGTAGCCGGGCGCGCCCGGATGGGTGGACTGCGGCTTGACCTCGATCTCCTGCCCGGTATGCAGATCAACCGTCGGGTCGTAATCGCCCATCGGATTGCCCGTCGGCGCAGGCGGTTCGACGTAGCCGGGTTTGGTGGGATCGGTCGATTGCTTCTCGACCGGCGGCGGCTTCTTCTTCTTCGGCTTCGTCTTCCACTTGTAACCGGTGACGATGGGCTCGGGGTACTGCACGTTGGCCCGCGTGGTGTAGCCGCCGCCCCGCGTGTAATTGTGCTCGGCCTCGGTGCAAAGATAGGTGCCATCAACACCGGGACGCGCGCCGGTGATCGCGATCTGGCAGCCGCCGTAGCACAGCGGCTCGCCGTTCAGAAGTATCCAGCCCTTGCCGCGCTTGCTCTTGGAGTCCTCTGCGCCGCCTTTGTTGCCTTGCTCGGCCTCGCCCTTGGTGGCGACCTGCGCGATGTTGTGCATGACGGCGTCCGAGCCACCGAACGGCGTGTCACCACCGATGGCCGACTTGATGGTCTCGTGCGCCGCGTTGTGGATGTTGAAGATGCGTGCCGCTGTTTCGCCGAACTGCGGGCGCCCGGCATACGGCTTGATGCGCCAGCCGATCAGGTTGACGCCCCACACCGCGTCGATCTGGGCCAGCTTCTTACCCAGTGAGTTCACGCCACCCTTGGCCGGGATCATCATCGCGGTGCCGTTGGCAATCTTGAACAGCATGCCGTTGCTGCGCGCCATGCGCTGCGCAAAGTTCATTGGGCTGTCGTTGACGTGCCAGTAGTCCCGCGCGATGTTCTCCAGCCCCGGCGCCATCTGCACATTGAGACCGGCCTTGCTGAACATGTCGGTGAGCACGGTCTTCAGTGGAATCTGGCCGCCACCGCCGCCACCTGCACCACCTGCACCACCTGCACCGCCACCTCCACCGGCGCCGCCTTCGCCTCCGCTGCTGTCATCCTTGGAGCCCTCACCCCAGTGGTGCTTCTGCAGGCCCTTGACCTGACCTTTGACATCGCCCGAGGTCGCCTCGATCCATAGCCTGCGGCCGCCGCCCTTGCGGCCGAAGCCGCTCTCGACGTTCGACACCACGCCGTTGAATACTTCTGCCATGCCCGGCCCGCCAAACGGCATCTCCTGCGCACCGTACTGCAGCGCGGTCTTCTGCGATTCCAGCGTCGTGATGCTGGTGAAGCCCTCGCTGTAGCGGCCTTCATTGATCGGGCGCGGGCCGGTGTTGGCCCAGCCGAGCAGCACCTGCAGGGTGACACCATCCGGTGGTATCTGCAGCACGCCGTAGGAGTCGTCGAGTTCTATGTTGGCGGTGTCGTGACCTCTCTGAAACGAATCCACCACCTGTATCGAGATCAAATACGGATCGAGTTTCGAGGAGATATCCCTGCCGTCAACGATCACCATGTACTCAGCGTGACGGCGAGGGCCTTGATGCTCAGCCATGGCTCACGTCCCTTGCGTCATGTTGCCCTCCGGAGTGGTGCCCCACAGCACGACCTGATTGGTTTGCTGTGGCGCTCCAGCGAGGATCGAGTAGTCAATCGGGATGCGCACCTGCGTGCCGACTGGCAGGAACGGCGAGTAGCGATGCGCCTTGGCCAGATGCGGATTGTCGTCGAGCAGCCGCTCGATCATGCCCGGCGCCCGGTTGCGGTAGCGTCGCCACAGGATGATATCGGCGGTGATGTAGTCGCTGCCGACAGTGACCAGATCGTAACTCGTCACGTTCATGCGAATTCCTTCGCTGGCTCGGGTTGGGTTTGGCCGGTGACATCTTGAAAATTCGAGGCGCCGTCATTGGGAATCGGGACGCGCTGAAACTGCGCTTCGAACTCGATCTGCTGCCCGATGCCGTCAACGGCCAGCAACGAGTGGCCACGGTTCAGGGACTCGATGATGAACCAGCCGAAGTGCCAGCCGTCACCGCGAATGAGAATGTGCGCCTGACCGAGCCTGCGCATGTTGTCCAGCACGTCGAGGTGCATCAGGCCACCGGCCGAGGTCAGTTCACCGACCTGCTGGCGCAGCAATCCATTGCCGTCACGCGATGCAGCATCGCCGGTCATCGGCTCGTGGATGCCACGCTGGCGCGACTTGCGCGCGAAGTAATGCGGGAAGACCTTGCCCTTCAGCGTGATCATCTCATCCGCTTCACCGACCCACTCACGATACATCGCGGCGCCAGCAATCTCTTTCTTTGCCCAGTCGGCGCTGGTGTGATGCGAGTAGTTATCGACGTTGAAAGGGAAGACCTGAAATTGCATCGGTCCCCATTGAAACAACACCCAGTTGGCCATCAGTCCCATCCCTCCACAAGGCTGTCCCATTGCGCCGCTGGTCCGACAATCGGGTGCCATGGGCGAATGGTAGTAAGCCGATCACTGTCACCGCCACTCAGCGAGTGCTGCCTGATCCGCATGCACTCATCAAAGTCGCCGCGAAAGAATTCCTCGATCAGAAAGTTGCGTTCGTTTATCTCGATCCGGTAGGTGACCACCCAGTCCACAGCCGTCAGGCAGTGCCGATGTCGTGGTAGGTCGCGCCACGGGTACGGTCCATCGAGGCGTGCACCTGCCGGTCAATGGTGTTGCGTGCGAACTGCACCTGAGATGAGTTGACGTTGACGTTCATGTTGATGTCGCGGTTCTGCGACATGATTGCCCCAGAATCGACTGGCGCCCGCGTCGCAGGTGGCGCGTTATCTGTCGGCTGAACCGGGGGTGCCGCCGCTGGTGCTGGCGCAGCAGTCGCCGGTGCTCTGTTTCTGTTGCTTCTGGCTTCGCGCTCCGCTCTCATTTGCTCCGGTGTCAACCGCGTATCGAGACCGCGCTGCACCGCCGCTCTCTCTGCCGCCGTTCCGGCATAGGCACCAAGACCCTCACCGACAATCGCCTTATTTCCGGTGATACCCATGTGAATTTTATTGGGATCGTCCATGTAGCGCGCGCCGCTGCCGCCTGCGCCTCGTCGCGCTGCCTCCTCCAGCACCTTGAGACGGCGCGGGTCGCTTAGCGGCAGCACCTTGTTGGTCTTCGGGTCGATGACATCAACGTCGGCGGCGCGGCCCTTGTCGTGACGATGCGATCCAGTGTGACCGTGCGCGCCTTCCATGCGCTGACCGCCAGAGGTGACACGAATCTTGACACCGGATGCTTCAGCAGCACCCTCCAGCGCATCTCTCAGTCGCGGATCGAGTTTGCCCCTTCGGATACCAGCCACACGCCCTTGCGCTTCCTCGACGAGGTTGCCAACGGCGGGCGCCCCGGCTCCACCAGCGGCACCCGCCACGCCGGGCTCGATTGCGCCTGCACCACCGGGTGTCCTTAGCTCAGGCGGCAACACCGGCGCCGAGGTGCCAGCTTGCGCCGGGACGCCGGGCGGCACCGGAATTCCGTCCGAACTCGGTGGCGGTGCGGTTGGCAACCCTCCGGCCGCCACGCCAGCGGCCTGCCGGGTGCGGCCGAGCCGCCTGCTCATCTGCCCTTCGCCCTGATCGGCTGGTCGCTCGAAGTCCTTGGTGATCGTTCGCACCGCTTCGGCCCGCGTCGCCGGGTCCGCGCTCTTCAACGCCGCAGCCGTCCTCGGGAATTTGTAGCGCCCCTTGGAGTCCTTGCTCATCGCCTCCTTGATCATGTAGCGCGACTGACCGGCCAGCGAATTCCTGTCGTAGCCGTTTGCCTTCAACCACTCGTGCATCTTGGTCCGGCGGTCGAGGCGCGCGCCGTAGATGCCGTGACCGGTACCGCTGTCGTGTGACAGCGTCGGATTAAGCTCGCTCTCCGACAGGCCCTGACCGGCCATCAGGTTGGCAGCCTCTTCCGCGCGTGCCGGGTCGATGCCCTGCCGGATCGCCTCATCCTTCATCGCGGCCTTGGCCTGCGCGATGCGGCCCTGCGCGCTTCGTGGCGTCTGCGCACTCTGATCGCCAGTGACGGCGCCGCCGGTGGCGCCGGTGGTTGATGGATCGGTCGCTGGCGCCTCATCGGCACCAGCTGCCGGGACTGTACCGTCACCGCGTCGCGGAGCGGTGTAGCCCGGCTGTGGGCGCGTGCCGCCGCCGTAGCCGGTGCCGCCGGTGCCCGGCCCGGCCTGCTCCGGCGTGCCGCCACTGCCAACGCCTTGGCTCGGGCCGTAGCCGCCGGGACCGTAGCCGCCGACACCACCATGCGCGCCGGGCACATAGCTGGCGTTGAGATACTTGGCATCGGTCGAGGTGCCATAGACACCGGCGCCGGTGCCTGCGGTCATGTGCGCCGGAGCCAGCGCCGAGTGGCGGCCGCCGCCCCAATAACCGACGGGGCTGATCCCAGTAGCGGTGCCAAGCCCGCCAACGGACTCCTTGAACCCCCGGACACGTTCATCGTCGTCGGGCAACAGCGACGCGAAGTGCCGCAGCTTCTCGGCGGTGGTGTCGAACTCCTCGTTGAGGTAGTGCACCTTCTCGCCGAGTCCTTTGTACTGCCGCTCCTGCTGTGCTGGCGAAGCTGGCGATCCCTCCGGCGGCGTCGGTGCGGCTGGCGGCTCTCCGTCCTTGTCATAGTCCTTGTTGTACAGCGGGCCCCACAAACCAAATGGACCCTGCAGGCCCTTGGTGATCCACTCGCCGAGCGGCTTGGCTATCGGTGGCAGCTTCTCGTAGAAGTGCTCTTGCTTCCGGTCCTCAAGCTCCTCCTCGGAGTATCGCGGATTCGGCTTCGGTCCGCCACGGAAGGCCCAATTCCACGCCTCGCGTATCTGCTTCAGTGACCGGCGCACGCTGTCCAGCTGCGTCGCGATGCTCTTGATGGCCGTGGTGGCGCCGAACTCGTCGAGCAATGCGCCGTACTCATCGCCAAGCTGACTCATGATCTCCATCAGCTTGTTGATCTCCTGCAGCGGGCCGGAGAGGACATCCTTGGCGACCTTCGCACCCTCGCTGCCCTTCTGCAATTCTCTCAGCATCTTGACGTTGTCGCCGACGATGGCCTTGTTGTCGTCAGCCAGAAGCCGCTTGATCGCCGCTCGCTGCTTGACCGACATATTGCCGAGCACCGCTTCCTGATCGGTGGCAGTGCGGATCAATTCAATCACGGTCGCTATCGGATTCTCGGTGCCCTTGATCGCCCTCATCATGCTTTCTTGCGAGGCGAATCCCAAGTCCTTGGCGCTGGCGCCCAAGTTCTGCATCAGTCGCTCGAACAGAGCAGCCGACTCGCCGGTGTCTCCGGTCGTCTTGTTGAGCGAAGCCATGATGGCCTCGATCTGAACCAGCGCTTCGGTGCCGCTGTAGCCAAGATCGGTCATGTAGGTGGTTAGCTCGGACATGTGCGGTCCGATCTTGTCAATGTCCACGCTGAGATGTCGGGCACCGGCCGACATGATCTCCATGGCTTCGCCAGCTTGCTCCGGCGCAATTTCGAGATTGCGCAGCACGTCAGCAACCGACCGCGCCATGGCCTTCGGCGCGACGCCAGCGCCCTTGGCCATCAGCGCAATCTGCGGGAAGATTTTCTTGGCTTGGTCCATTGGTATCTGCGCGGTGTCGGCGAGCGTCTTGAAGGCGTCATATATTTCGGCGCTGCTCTCGGCGGTCTTGCGCGCGGTGTAACGGATGGTCTCCTCGTATTCCTTTGCTTCCTTTGTCGTGGCGCCCAGTGCACCCTTCATCAGCCGCATCTTGTTGTCGAACTCGGCAAAGCCCATGAACGAATTCTTGGTGATATCAATCGCCTTGCTCACCGACATATAACCAATTGCCATGCGGCCGAGCCCGGCGGCGACGCTTTGTATCGCCATGGCGTGCTTGCTCTGGCCTTGCGCGGCCACGTTACCCGCCGCCGCCGCCGCCTTGCCCTGTTCTGCTGCCGCGTTCTTGGTGTCAGTGTAATATTTTCTCAGGGTCTCATTGCTGGCGACGTATGTTTTGCTGGTCTTCTGCACCGTCTTCGCGGTCTCATCCACCGCCTTGGACTTCACCTTCTCGGATTCAACGAACGTCTTACCGGCTTTGGCGGCCTCGATGTTTCGCCGGTTTAATTCCTGCGCGTATGCATTGCCCTTGCTGATATCATTCTGGATGATACCAGCCATCGCCTTCGAGGTTTCCTCAGCGTATTTTATCCGCTTCTGGCCAGCCTCCTTGAATAGTTCGCCCTGCCGGTGCGCCGCCGCCCTGACGGAGACCAGCGTCTTGGCTTCGGTCTCCTTGAACATCTCCTGAACTTCTTTGTTCAGGTTCTTGAATCCGGCCGTAGCGGACTTGATCGCAGGAGCGGTGTCGTCCTTGCCTGTGATCCTGATTGTCGGGTCTTTGTCGGCCATTGCCTTACGGCTCCTCGGTCAGATCAAAACCGGGCTCCATCTCCGGCGGGATCGGGACACCGGGCGCCGCCGTCACCGGCTCGCCGCTGCCGTTGGTCACGCGCGCGGGAGCGGGCTCGTCGGTCTCCTGCTTGATCGGTATCTCGCCATTGGCGATGTCGTTGCGCACCTCCGGCGTCAGCAGCGCGAAGAACGCTTCCATCACCCGGTCAGCATCGGGAAAGCGAAGCTCGCGCAGCACCGCCTCCTGCTCACCAGACAATTCCACCATCAAGTCGAACTGGCTTTGCCAGCGGCCCTGATTCCAAAGCAGCACGTGTCCGAGCTTGAAGGGCCCGAACACGATGCGCTCGATCTGCTTGCCGTTGAATTCAAACGGGGCGAACAGTTCAACAGTCCTGCCGCCCAGTTTGGTGCTGGTGATCATACGTGAATCCAAACCGTGATAACGTTCTCGCCCTTCTCGACACG